GGAAAGCTTACTGAATTGGAAAAGGCGCAAGAATCTTTAATTGATAAATTAGAAAATCAAATAGTAGATCAACAAGAAATAATACAAACGCAAGGCAATATAATACGAGCTTATGAGCAGAAATACGAAAAGGAAGGTAAATAATGGAAACAAAAGTATTTATCGAGAAGGATGCCGAGAGTTTGGAAGCTGTGATGAATAAATGGTTGGGGCAAATCCAACTTACTTGCATTCACAGCGTAACGCAGAGCTGTTGTGCGCTTGGTGTGGTGGTAGTGGTTATTTATGGGTGATTTAATGAGATGAGACGCTGTGTCTCACAGGTGGATTTGTTGGTTTGCGTTTGTGTCAGCCAAAGATGGAGGAATGATGATAGATAAAGAAAGAATGAAACAAGTTTATATGCAAAGTCCTAACAATATGAGTGAGGAATATAAATTTAATTTTGATTTGTGGTGTAAATATTATAGAAAAGCAGAATTATATGACAGGACTATATCCCCGAACGGAATGCCAAGAAATGGACATGAGTTAATGCTAATAAATGTAAATGCTACACGACTAAGAAAAGAATTAGGATTACACATTGTATCAAGTGAGAGAGAACTTAGAGAACACGCTTTAGATACAGTAGATCGTGAATTTTTGGATGGTACAAATGCGAACTAATGAGACAGCGTGCGGTGCGACATCAAGGATGTCAAGCCGTAGCTACAAAGAAAACTAACGCACTGACGCTGATGTTATATTGCGTTTTAGTGTAGATGGATGGAGGAATATATAATGATAGATTTAGAACACTTTGATAAGTTTGCCAAAAACTTAACAATAGGTGAATCCCAAGAAATGTATGAGAAATATAAAATAATGGAACATACGGGTAATGAAGGAATAAAACCAGCACACACACACGATGTAAGGACAAGCAAATTGTTGAAATTAATAAAATATTATGAAGACTTTTATATTAAATATTAATTCAGCTACGCAAAATGCGATATAACGGCTGAACACTCTGCACCGCAGAGGTTGGCTGTTAGACGAAATGATGGTAAAAAACGGCAAGAGCCGAAAAAGGAGAGAAAATCATGTTAGAAGTAATGACGCATGAGGAAGCGAAAGAATTTGCGGACTCATTGAACATGCCAAACAGTGAATTGGCAGAGGAAATTAAAACAAGTGCGCAAAGTTTGAGTTACGGACTGACGGGTAATAAAGGACCGCAAAGGAATGTATTGCTGAAAGTGACAGCTTACAAATATCAGTTGGAAGTGAAGCAGCTGAGGAAAGAAGTGAAGCAGTTGCAGGAAGTACTTTCCAAACAGGAGAGGACAACATGACGAAGAATATGATACTGCAACTTCTGCATGATCATCCTGCTATTCACCACAGTGAAGAGAAATTGGTGAGTGAGCGTTTTAAGATGATGAACAGCGAAGCGTTCAAAGAAAATAACCCGGATGGAGCGAACTATACCGACCTTGAAATATTGATAATTCTGCAAGCGTGGTTGTATTGGCAGAAGATGTGGAATAAAGGGATCGGGGATTTTGCGTAGGAAATTCAAAGAAGGGGAGAGCTTATGGCAGAATTGAGAATTAAAAACGAAAGTTTAGTGTTAGTGGGGAAGGGTACGAATATTCCTTTGCATGTGCTTAGTGAAGGTGGGATAAGCGAACACGAACTGATGATGGACGTGGTGGACGGACATTTGACAGTCAATGATAGGGAAGAGGCGGATGATATTGAACTGAAAAGTTTGGTGTTTTCTCCTAGTTTTCTGAGTTATACTGTTTCCCGTGAGAATATTATTAATTATTTGAACTTTTACAATTCGAGATCTGTTAAGATAAATTTCGGAACCATACTTACTGAGCTGAAGGAAGTACGGCAGGATAATGCAGCACTTTTTGATATGTTGAAAGTACTTTCACATGAGGTATTGAATGTTCGGAAGGCACTTAATAAGAAGAGTTTTGTGACGATAAACGAAGTTGCTGAGATTTTTCCGCATCACAAACTATCGAGTATTCGCAATATTGTGACGAAGAATAAACATCATAACACAAAATCAGGACTCTGGACGAGTGAACTGCGTTTGGGTGAATTTAGAGTCACCTTTCGGAAGCAAGAGAATCAGAAGCAATGGATTGCCGATAGAATCGATTTTTTAGCGGAGCGTCCGAAAGCAACTGATTATGATTTTAACCAACGAATGAAGAAACGAATTGAGAACCGGAGAAGTAACTGATTATGGATAAAATGGTACAACTGCCAAAAAAAGGTGGAATATCAGTGAATAGAGATACATTCCGGATAACGTCAAAACCTAATAAAAATGTCAAATATCGAATTACAGATGTAGTGATGATGGTGGTTTGGGTAATTATGATTGTTGTTATTGCGGGAGATTGCGGTTTTAGGGCAACCTATGATAATATACATTACTATAAGTACTTAGCCATAGTTGGTGTAATGCTTTTATTATCGTGTTTTACTGCTGCAAACTACCTTAAACGATGTGAGTATAATGAACAAATCCACAAAAGTAATGTGGATAAAATGAAGAGGAACTGATTATGACGAATGATGTCAAGGACTATAAAGCGGAATTTAACGAATTATTGGATAAACAAACTGATCCTGCGGCAAAACTTTTGGCAATAAAATCTTATAACATTGGGAAAGAAGTGGGAAGCAAAATATTCCAACCCGCTGTAAGTGTCTGCGATGCAGAACCGGAAGAAGCATGAATTGGGGAGTAATGGCAGTTCTGGCAAGTGCTTTGATTGTGATTGCGCTGTTGAGTTTGCGTAACAGCGTGCGAATAAAACAAATTGAACGTGGCATTTACAATGAAGAAGTTGAGAAGCCACACCACCATCCAAAAGACGGCACTGAATTTGTAACAAAAGTGGGGCTGGTTTGTAACGGTTGTGAACACTATGTAAATCTTGGGTTTTATTGTTTAGTAATGAACAAAACTTTGCGACCGGGAGATGTTCCAAGACCTGAATGGTGTCCGTTGAAAGGGAATTCTAATGAACAGGCTGTATCCGCTGATGATTGATGACTCCACTGTTTTGCACAATGATGATGAACTGCGGACTTACACTAAGACTTTGGCTGTTTTTAATACTGCTGTGGATAATTGGTTGGTTGGGTTTAACAGGGTTTTGGATGAGGTAAACAAATGAGTAAGAAGAGAGTTCCATGCAAGAAATGTAAAGAACCCGTGAGCCAATACAAAGCGAAGCAGAAAGGCGGACTTTGTGACATGTGTGCTGCGAGAGCGGGGCATTCCAAAAAGAAAGGAGAGAAGGAATAATGTATTACGATGAAGCATATAAAGAGACGATGAATTTGGAAGGCGGATATGCGAACAGCAAGGATGATAAAGGTGGAGAGACTTATTGCGGGATTGCCCGAAACTTTCATCCGAGTTGGGAAGGTTGGGAATTCATAGATAATATTAAATTAAGCCAAAATATCAATAACGGTAAGTATTTTCCCGAGTTGGAGAGCAAGGTTAAGAAGTTTTACAAGATCTGTTTTTGGGATGTTTTTAAAGGTGATAAAATACACGATAAAGCGATTGCGATGGAACTTTTTGATACTTCCGTGAATATGGGACACAAAACAGGTGTGTGCTTTATGCAGCGCGGAATGAACGTTCTGAATTTGGATGCAAAGATTTGGGAAGATATGGAATGTGACGGGATTGTGGGACCGAAAACTTTACGTTCTTTTAACATTATCCGCAATTATTATCCGCGAAAACTGAAAGTACTGCTGAAGATAATGAACTGTTTGCAAGGAGCGAAGTACGTGGCAATAGCCGAGAAGAACCAAACGCAGGAAGTGTGGATGGTGAATTGGTTTGGACGAGTTTCTATCTAATTGACTACGATAACAACACTAACAAAACGAAAGGAGAAAAGGAAAATGGAGATTGTTTCTGAAATAGAATGGATTGAGCCGATAATTGAAGTTTGCAGTAAGAACCACATCCCGCTGTTTATTAAGGATAATATAAAAACGCAATTGATGTTGAGTAAAGAAATTTCTAAATATGAAGAAGCGAGAGAAGTATTTGGAATTTTATATGAAGCACTACCCGGAAATAGTGGAGAGGTATTGATATGAAACAACAATATATTTTAATAGATTTGTTTTCGGGGGCAGGTGGCTTTACAAAAGGGCTGCTGGATGCGGGTTTTGAATTTAAGCACATCTTCTACAGTGACGTAGATAAATATGCCAATGCGGTGTATTCTTACAATTATGAGGGACATATAGGACTTAATGATGTTAGAACAATTAAAGCTGAACTTATACCACAAGGACGAAGTGTCGTTACCTTCGGATTTCCCTGTCAGGATGTTAGTATTGCAGGAAAACGAGCAGGATTTGACGGTAAACGATCTTCACTCTTTTTTGAAGCGATTAGGATTATTCGGGATATTAAGCCCGATATTTTTATCTTTGAAAACGTCAAAGGGCTTTTTTCGAGCAATGAAGGAAGAGACTTTGCGACCGTATTGCGAACAATTGCCGACATTGGGCTTTATGACTGCGAGTGGCAACTTGTTAATACAAAGTGGGTTTTACCCCAAAATAGAGAGCGGGTGTTCTTTGTCGGACATCTTAGAGGATCGAGTTGGGGCAAAGTATTTCCTTTCGGGGAAGATGCAGAAATTTGCGCTGAAACCGGAACGAGTAAAACCAGGAGAGGTGGAGTTAATGAACATACACCTGCACTCGATCATAACTGCTATGTAGGAGTGAAGGCTTTGACTGAATGCCGAAGTGAAGAAGCAAAAAAAAACCGCAAGAAAACAAGAAAAAATACAGGTAAAGATTTTTCTCCGAGAAGAGGAAAAGATATTACAACAAGAAAAGATAATAATTCAAATACGATTACTGCCACACAAACGGTCGAACAACAAATATTGCAAGGACATAAAATACGCAGATTGACACCTGTTGAGTGTGAACGGTTGCAGGGATTTCCTGATGATTGGACGAAGTACGGGATTTTGGACGGGAAACGCAAACGGATAAGTGATACACAACGATACAAGCTGATGGGAAATGCTGTAACTGTGAAGATGGTAGAAATGATAGGTAGGATGTTACTGAAATGATAACAGAACTTAATGCTTTGCAAGTGCAACGAGTGAAAGCTGCCAAAGGTGTTTCTTTGGCAGAATTGGCGAAGGAACTGAATACCACCAAAGAAGTTGTGAACGATTGCAGACGGGAATTGGGATTGCCGTTTGTTCCGGGTATGTGTGTGAAGAAGAAGATTGTACGCTTTCCGAGTGGTGCAGAGATAGATATGACACCGCCGATTTCAGCCGATGAGCGTTTTAAAAGTGTTTCTATCGGACTTTATAGTGACGATTTTAGGGGAATTCCCGAACAGCCAACGAGATTACGAACACATTTTCCGCTAAGAACCAAGCCTACAAAATATAATAAGTTGCAGATAGTGGGTGTATGCGAATGTACTTTAATCCGGAAGCACCAAAAGACACCGTATTACATAGCTTATTGGAACCAAAACGGGAAGCGCAAAACGGGTTATTTTAATATTGATAAGTTGGGGAAAGACGAAGCTTTGCGCCAAGCTAAAGCTTGCAGAATGGCAGCGCAAGAAAGGGTGAACAGGATTAAGGACAGCGTATGAGTAAGACAGTGAATGATTGGCAAGAAGTAAAACTACAAATAAAGCTGCATGAATGGGTAAGCAAGCGATTCCAAACAAAGGGATTGGGAAACGGGATGTACCGAGTGGTGAAATGCCCGAAATGCGGACACCGAGATTGTTTTACGATGTGGGAGAAGGGGAATAATTGGAAATGTTTCAGCTGTGACAGTGGTGGAGATATTTTTAAGTTTTTGGTGTTTGCAGGGATGGCAGGAACCGAACATGAGGCACTTCTGCAATTGGCGAAAGAGATTGGTTATGATATGCAGCGAAGTGAAGAGAGCAAGAAGCACTTTGAGGAGAAGAACCGAATTCGTGAGATATTTACGGAAGCTTGTAAATATTACCGGAGTAAGATAACCACCAAAGCTAAGAATTACTTGCGAAACGAGCGCGGACGAACTGATGATGCGATAAAGAAAGCATGGTACGGGTACAGTGACGGGAAACTTACATTGCATTTAACCAATCTGAAATATACCAAAACTGATCTGTTGAAGAGTGGGCTTGTGAAAGATAAAGACGGCACTTTGATAGACCGTTTTTGGAAGGGAAGTACGATATATCCACATTTTTACAACGGACAGTGTGTGGATTTTACTGCTAAAAATTATAATATTGAGAAAGCGAAGCGGATTCCTATACAGGTCCCAACAAAAAACAAGTTAAGTTTACCTGCATTTTACGGGAAGAATGCGATATTTAAGGATATGTTTGTAATTGTGGAAGGTGAGGAAGATCGATTGAGCATTGTTCAGTATTATGATGTGCCGGTGGTGGCTGTGATTGGTAATTTCAGTCCGGAGCAGATAGACTTCCTGAAGGATAAGTGCAAAGGTAAAACAATACACTTGGCTTTGGATCCTGATGCGGCGGGGCGGAAGTATGAAGATAAGATTATGGATGCTTTGGGTGCTGAAAACACCATATTGAAGTGGATTTGGGATGCGGAAGAAGGTGATATTGATAATGTGTTGCGCAAGCGAAAATCTGCTGAGTTTGTACAAGAAGAGATTGAGACTGCCAACGATTATATAAGCTACCGGATAAATGATTTACCTGACATAAGCGATATGAGTCCGCAGATAGCTTCGGGACACTACCAGGGGATTGTGAAGTGGATAGGGAAGCTTCCTGATGAGATAATGCGTGTAAGCTATTTGGAACATTTGGCAAGGAAATTGGGTGGGAAATCGACATATTTGGCTTCCTTGAAGAGAATGGTTGCTAACAACCGACAGGAAACTGACGGGCAAAAGCTGGAATTGGTGCAGGAGAATGTGAGATTTTTTATACACCATGCGGATAACAGGTATTACCGGGATGACAGGAAGAATGACGGGCATGTGAAAGTAAGTGATTTTGTGATGAAGATAAACCGGTATGTGGAATTACATAATGAGATATTCTATGAAGTTATTGCAACCAACAGTGGCGGAACTGTATCTAAACCTATAATGTTTGAAGGTGGTGAGCGTGTGAATATGCGACAATTCCGCGAGAGGATGGCACGGGAAGGCGGACCGGGGTTTTACTTCAGTGGGAATGATGCAGATTTGCAGGAAATATGGTTGTATGAAGAGAGCAAAGCTAAGGATCTGTCGAGAACTTGTTATTTCCAACGATTCGGGTTTATAAAAGAGCATAATTTATGGCTTTTTCGGAACTGTGCAATACAGCAAGGTAAGCTGTACCCACCTGATGAAGATGGTGTGATACAGGTGGGAGATATTGGATATCTGAGTAAAGATGTGAATATTTACAGTGGGGATGCACCACAGCTGAATATAGCTTTTGATGCAGATAAAACTTATTGTGACAGGATAGTGAACTTGTTTCGACAGATGTTTGACAGTAGTGGTAAATCGTATTCCGGCTGTTTGGCATTGGGTAGTGTGGGCTGTTTGGTTTATTTGCATGAACTGCTTAATTATGACAGAAAATTCCCATTTTTACTTTTGTATGGGCCGAGTGGAAGCGGAAAGAACGAAGCTTTGATGCTGGTGATGAATATATTGGGATTTTCTAATGATGGAGAGAATTGGGGCGAAGCATCCGCTCCGGGAATAAGCATGGCTATTGAACAGCTGTGCAGCTTGCCGTATTGGATGGATGAGTATAAGAATACGGTGGGGCAGAACACTAAACAAGACAAAAAAATTCAAATAGTAAACAATATTTACAACCGAACAAGTGCAGGGAAAGGCGGACTGACAAACCGAACTATACGCGAAGTAAACGGAGTGATATACTTAACAGGACAGGACCGTCCGGAAGATAAAGCAGCTTTGAGCCGATGTGTGACTTTGAATAAGACTATTCCCGATAAAAAAGCAAGTGCGGCATATTGGGAACTGAAAGCGGAACGTCCGAGGTTGAGCAGTATATTTGTGCATCTTCTGAAGAATAAGACTCCTGAGAAGGTGAAAGAGATAATAAACTATGTGAATGATATTCGGGATAGTTTGCGGTCTGTGATAGATGGGATGGAACTGCGTGAGAATGTGGATGAGAGATCCTTGTATAATTACAGTGTGTTTGCAGCTGGGTTTATTGTGGTGTTCGGTACTGAGAACTTTAATGTAGATAAATTTACGAGCTGGCTGGCTGAAGATATTTTGGCTGATGTGCGCAGGAAAAACAAAGAGGATATTCTGTATAAGTTCTTCAGTTCGATAGAAACGATACATTCTGATGTGTACCATGTAATAAAAAAAGAAGGGAACATTTTGTATTTAGCATTTTACCAAGCTCACAGGGATTGGAAGATGGAAGGTGTGAAATTGGGAATGAGTGAATATTTGGCCGTTCATACCATGATGGATTATATGAAAGATGATATTCGCGGGTATTACATGAATCATGGGAGAACCCGATTTTACAACGAAAACGGACGACCTTTTGAGCGAAGATGTATTTTACTGCAGATTGATAAACTTCCCGGGAACATTAAGGAATTTGCCGATGCGCTGATTGATGAAGATGTGCGCAGAGGACACAAGCCGAGTGAGGAAGAAGATGAATAAGAATGAGATGAGCTTGAGTGAAGCATTACAGGTGTGCCGAGATTGTAAGTGGGAGATGCGGCTTTATTGCAGTATGTGCCGAGTGGATAAAACACTGAGACCATACAGGGACACAATGAGAAAAAAAAAGAAGGAGAGTGGGAATGCAAAAGAACAATGATGTGTCGGATAATATACATGAAGCTTTTGAGAGTTTGATGCCGAAGAAAGAGATAAAATCTATGAGTAAATTCCGATTGGAAAAGGCAGATTTTGAATTGTTGGTGACAGCTGTAAATACGAGTAAGGATCAGAAGCAGTTTGTGAGACAGCTGGATATGATAATACGAGCATTTGAAGGAAGGACAGCATACCGATATTTTGAATTGCAAGCTTTTGGGATGCTTATATGGGAAATGGTGTGCTGTGGATTTGAGATAAAGCCGAGAATTGAACGTAAATGTGATTTTTGGAAAAGTGGTGAAAAAAATACCGATGAAAAATAGAAAATTCTTTGTTTATGCGGGTGTACGCACATTTAGATGGTTTTGTGTACGTGTGCGCAGGATTTCAGGTGTGTATGCTTCATACCAAACAGCGGCGCAGTATCACAACAGAGGATATAATATTTCTTTAAAAGTATATAATATAATAAGATATAGAATAGCAATAGTGTTGCGCCACCTTTCCGTCACCTGTGACATTTGTGTGCTTACTGAAATGCAAGTAGTTTATAAATGGTTACTTAGGCTATGCTCCACAGGGTCACAAAAAAGAGAATTACGTAAGATTTTTAATTTGAAGGATATAGCTAAAGCAAAAGGTTGTGATCCGACTGTGACACCCGGAACACACATGCTGTGGGGCAACGCCACGAAGGAACTCACCTTGCTTTTCTCACTGTGGGTTGCCTTGTTATGCACCATCGAGGAGATTAAATGATAAAACACCCAGCAAAATATAATGATAAATTTATTCCGATTTTCGCAGAATTACTATCGAGTTCTAAAAACATATTAGACCCATTTGCAGGAACGGGTAAAATTGGATTAATTAAGAATCACGGGTTTGTAGGAAGGATATTTTGCAATGAAATTGAAAAGGAATGGGGAAACTCATCTATTCATCCAGTAGATGAATGGCACTTTTGCGATTCTGCAAATATGGATTGGGCTATTGATGAATACTTTGATGCAATTTGCACTTCTCCTACTTATGGGAACAGAATGGCTGATCATTTTAATTCAAAAGATTCAAGCAAAAGAATAACATACAAACACTATCTCGGAAAAGATTTAAACAAAAACAATACAGGGCGTATGCAGTGGGGAGCAAAATATAAAGAAAAACATTTGGAAATATACAAAGAATGCAAAAGAGTATTAAAACTAAACGGGATATTTATTTTAAATGTTTCAGATCACATCCGAAAAGGCAAGGTCGTAAAGGTTTCAAAATGGCACGAAGAGATTTTGTTGAATATTGGGATGACAAAAATTAAGGAAATATTAATCAAAACAGAGAGAATGAAGTTTGGTAAAAACTATAGTGAAAGAGTAAAAAATGAAGTTATCTATGTTTTTAAAAAAGGTGCATAATGGGATGAGATGCCCTGCAAGGCAGGGATAGATTTGTTATATCCCGACAATCAAAAGGAGGAATCTTTGGCAAAAGTAAAACAAGAATACGCAAATGAAGATGGATGGTCTGATTGGATAAGACCTATAAATAATAAATTTAGAATGATTTGTTGCGATTGTGGATTTGCGCACGACTTAGAATTTGATACAGACACAGATGGACATATTATGTTTAGAGCCAGTAGAAACAATCGCTCAACTGCTCAAATAAGGAGACATTTAAGTGCTGAAGGAAAAGATTGATACAAAAAAATGTTGTGATATTGGCTCTTATGAACATCAGATACCAATGCCGATAGAATGCAGAGTGAGACATATAGACTATTGTATATCTGACATTATGGCTGCATTAAATTCGTCAAATATTATAACATCTGCCAGTTGTTGTGGACATAATCAAATAAACGGAACGATTCTTTTAGAAGATGGCAGAATAATCGAAATACATAATGTTAAAAAGAAATACGATTCAAGCTCTGATAAATGGCAACAAATCGTAAACAAAATCGGTGCTAAAGGGATATAACACCAAAATGCTGCGCAAAGCGAAGCGTGAGCAGATTGGCTGTTAGAAGAAATGACGGAAAAACGAGAGGGGGAATTGTGAATGGATTGATAAATTTGGGTGATGCAGCGAAGAGCTTGAATTTACCAGGTTTCGGACAGAATAAGTTATTTGCCTTTCTGCGGGATCAGAAAGTACTTACTTCCGATAATAAACCTTACCAAAAATTTATAAACAACGGGTACTTCCAACTTGTGAAGGAAAGTTTTTATGTTCCTTACGGGCGCGGAAAGAAATTTAAGAAGTTATATTTTAAGCCGGTGCTGACAGAAAAAGGAATGGAGTACGTGCGCTCGATAGTTCCGGGAGCTTGTGCCGAGCAAGGGAAAATAGATTTGTGAGAGTAGAACCCTTTCGAGAGATAAAAGATTATGTGCGGGTGCTTCATGCGATGAAACATGAACAATTGGTGCGGGAGATCCTTCTTATACAGGTTATGTTTAACACTAATTTGCGGATAAGTGATGCGCTGCTTTTGCGGTGGGATGATGTGCTGGAAGGTGATAAAAAACTAAAAACAATTCGGCGCGAATTTACTGTATCTGAGCTAAAGACGGCGAAAAAGAAATGGATTCCCGTGACAGATCAGCTGAATAAGTCTCTTTTGAATGTCTATTATAAGTACCGTCCGCGTGGGAGTGATTTTATATTCCGATCGAGAAGTCCGAGAATTCAAAGAAGAAACCAACCCTGGCGACAGGAGCATATTTATAAATTGATAAAACGGTTTACGCGGGAACTGAAAATTCGCGGGAATTTCGGGACTCACAGTATGCGTAAAACGTGGGGCTACCATGCTTATATGAACGGTACCGATATTTATGAAATTATGCGGGTGATGAACCATAATGATGTGCGGACGACTGAGATATATTGCGGGATTGATGCTGACAGGATCCGCAAGACACACCAAAAAGTGAGTAAACTTGCGGAAGCTTCTGACGATATATTGGATATTGATACACTTCCGGAAATGAAGAAACTAAAACCGATGAAGCGGACAGCAAAAAAGAAGCGGCGACCGTTGAGCTATTATTTTAATAACAAGAACGTGAGGTGATATATGGGTAAGAAGAGCAGAGCAAAGAAACTGCGGCAGATTGCGCGGGAGTATGCAAGGAAGTACAGTAAGGACGAAACACGGGCGATGTTTGAGCTGTTGTATGAAATGAGTTTGATGAGCCGGATATTTTATGCGATCCGAGTGGTGGCTTGCGGGAAGAATCGGAACATTGTTTATATTTGGCTGCTGGTTTTGTCTTTTGCAGGTGGTTGGGTGTTGGTGGCAATGTTGATGATGCGGGGGATGCTATGAAAAAGTTTTGGTTTAAATTTTGGTGTTGGATATTGGAACATGATTGGGTTGCAGACTGTCGAAAGCATGAGAGAAACGGCGGGATAACTTGCAATAGGTGTGGGAAACACGAAAAGAGATAATAACGTAAAAAGCCCGTAAAAACGGGCTTTTTTGTTGTTTTGGGCTTCGAGAAGTGAACCGTGCGGGCTTAACTCGAAGCGGGTGGGGTAGGTTTAGACCTTATTTACAACTTATAAATATTTTCGACTTCAGTGTAAACTTTGTCGATACTTTCCTGTTCGATTCCCAAATACATGAGGGTTTTGTCTTGTGATGCGTGATTGAATACTTTCATCAGGGTGGCGATATCTTTGGTTTGTTGGTAATAATGATAGCCAAAAGTTTTTCGCAAGCTGTGGGTCCCGAAATTTGATATGTGTACGATCTTGGCTGCTTGTGTGAGAATGGTGTAGGCCCGTGTGCGCTCGATGTTGTTTCCTTTGGTTCGATGTGAGAAAAAGATAAAATCATCACCTTCTAAATTGTGCTTACGGACGTATTTTTTTATATCATTACGCAGGTTTTCGGGGAGCTTGAATTGTTTCCATTTGCGGGTTTTCTTTTCCCGGGTGCGTACATATTCGCGGAACCTGTGGCCTTCGTGGAAAATGTCAGAATACCGTAGGTTGATAATGTCGGTGATCCTGTAGGCTGTTTGTATTCCAACCATGAAGAGCAGAGCGTTCCGACCTGATTTGTCAGATCCTTTGAGAATATTGTGCATGGCTTTGATTTTTTTGATCGATCGAATGGGTTGAACTTTCATAATTTGACTCCTTTGTTTTATACTTCTTTGTAATTTTTGGCGGATAACTTGCTTTTGAATTGATCCATTTCTTTTTTGTTTTTAAAGATGGCGATATCGAAAAAGGGGCTGCCGTCTTTGTGGGTTTTGACTCCGTTGTGGAAGCTGACAGTGTGCTTTGCGTTTCCGATGTTGTCTTGACTGTAGAATATTTTCATTGTTTTGCTCCTTATATTCCTGTTAATGTTGGCAAGGCAAGGCTCCAAATAATAAGGCAACCGATGAGAACGACCACACCGGCTGCTGCACAACAGAATATAAACAAATTGTAAAGGTATTTGTTTTGCTTGACTGCCAGCTTGAATTTGTTGAATTTGTATTCAGACATAGGGGTTACTCCTTTTGTTGGTGTGTTAAAAGGTGCGCCGGGTGGTTCCGGCGCACTGTTGTTTTATTATTTATTTACCTTCAACTGCTTTTAAAAAAAGATCTTTGTTGAAAGATGGATTTTCTCGATTATTGCCTTGCGGGTCCTTTCCTTTAGACATTTTGCTAAGATTATATAGTGCTTTCTTGACATCATGATAATACTCCTTTTATTGATTATATATAAATTTTCTGATTGTTGCCAATTCTGAGGGGTAATCTTGCCCTGCGCAATATGACCACCCGCTGCCGGGTTTATACATGAAGCGGGAAAGTGACCAGTGGCTAAATGAAGAGTAGCGAAGGACACCCAAAACTTTGTTGCGGTTGCGCCCGCCTATGATATCTGCGCATTCTTGGAGTGCTTTGTCCTTTGCGGGTTCTGCGAGCTGTGCAGTGATCCACCCGTGTTTTGTGTGGTAGATCCTGCTGTGTAGAATACTTTCAAGTGTCAAATTCCCGTTGTAGGTTGCGCGGTGCATTCCTTCTATAGTGGAATAAATAGGTTTAAAGTATCTTTTGGGTTTACTTTCTCCGTAATACTTCAACGGAGTTTTGACCCAATTGGCTGCCGATTGTGGAAGCTCCCCGTCTTTTATTAACATGTCAATTGAATTATTCCATAGTTGACGGTTTCCGGGTTTGTCTGTTTCGTCAAGCCAGGGTGTGATGTAGTTGTTTATGAATTCTTGTTTTTTCATTGTTTTGCTCCTTTTTTGGTTTTTGGTGTGTTAAATCTCAAGCCCGATTTCAGCAGCAACTTGGCGGGCGGTTTCCTCGAATGCGAACCATGCGAGAAGGTTTTGGTTTGTAGTTTCCAGAAATAATGGATCCTCTGAGTCTAATTTATCTCCGAACAGATCAAAAGGTGATTTAAAACCAAAGTCTGAAAGTGCTTCTTGCAACAGTTCGTTGATTCCCTCTTTATGTGTCTCGTAAAACTTGAGGGTGGCGGAGTAATAGATAAGAGCGGAAACCATACCGCTGCCGCAACCGTGATTTGACAGGTCCGTAAGATAAATTTCGACATCATCTGCTTCAGATAAGATGATTGAGACGACTTGCTTTTTTAAGCCTTCTGAGTTTTCTTGCATTTCATGCAGTTTTTGAGCTAACATAAGCCCTCCTTTTTTGGTTTTTGGTGTGTTTTTTATTCTTCACGAGCCAACAGTTGACGGGAGTTATTGTTTTGTCAACCTTTTTATTTAAAACGTAGCGTTGAGAAGACGTTATTATATCTCTAACCGTGTTATTTTTAGTGTTTTTATGGGCTTATTGGATTTGTTTGTTATTTTTTCTTTGACAGTTGCTATCTGTTTTTGAGATTGTGTGACGGGGGCGCGGGTTCTTCAGTTTGTGAAAAGATTGAATTATGAACCTATTCCTTCCTAAAAAAAAATAAAAACACGACAAAACGGACGATTGGGTTGTGTTAAAGGAGTTTTAAAAATGGCAAAAAAAGGCAAAGATCAAGGCATCGAAAAACGTGTCCAAGTATCTTACAGTGCGGCTGACAAGGTTTTGGGGCTGCTCTTTTTAGAGACAACAATAAACTCCCAAATGGACGGAGAAGTGCCACATTTTAAAAAAGTGGCTGAAATTACCAATATTCCGCGTACAACTTTGAATGATTGGTGGAAGAAGAAGGAAACAATTCTCAAGCTGGCAGGATCGGCAGCCGATAACATGCCAATGATCGCTGTCCAGGCTATGAGCTGCGAAATACCTCGGATCATTGCAGCTATAGCTCGGAAGGATTACAACAAGATGAGCACACGGGATCTTACCAGCTTATTGACACAGTATATAAGGAACACCAGACTCCTGAGTGGACAGAGTACCGGAAACAATGCGCACGTACATTATATAAGCCCGGTGGTAAAAAAATAGATTAGCACAACATTATACACATATTGTGGTGTTAGAAAATTGGTGGAGAACTGCATAAACAGCGGAAACACGGAATAAAAACAGACAGAAAACAAGAGAACCAGCAAATTAACACAACCTTTAGAAGATATTTAAGGGAATTCTTGCACGATGCGATCCGGGGAAATAATGAACGCGAAGGGATCCACCGTTTGGGGCTTGCCCCCCTTGAATATATATATAGCGAGCGCACACGATTTTTTGATTTTTTCACCACTTCGAGGATTGAACCTACAAATGGGAATAAACAATATGCGAATATTGATAAATATTTTTTGGAAAAATTTTGCGTCAATGTCGGAAGGACAACGAAAAATGAAAAATGTTGTGGCTTCGTGTATGTTCGAAACACTACGTATTTACAAACAAAGAAAACAGTTGACAACTATTATAAATATAACCAATGTCTATTGTGTGATTTAGGAAGGTTTTGAAGGATGTGAATGTGGAACTTACAGCAAAGCAAAATATACTAATGGAAGCTAAAGCCGATACGATAGTATTTGGTGGTGCGCGCGGAGGGGGAAAGACCTTTGGTGTAAGTGCTTGCAAAATGGTATTGGATGTTTGTGAATGGGTAAGTGAAGCAGATGCTAAAAAACGTGACCTTGATGTAAGTGACTACCGGAATACTGCCGGAGATCCAAACCATAAAGAACTGTACTATTTTAAATATACAATCGATTATCCTGAATTTCGTGGGTGTATAGTTAGAAAGAGTTTGAAAATGTTGGTTTCCAACACTGTTCCTGAATGTAAGAAGGTATATCCGCTTTTGGGTGGGAAATATCTTGCAGGTGACAGGAAGTGGGTATTCCCAACCGGTGCGGAAGTGGAATTGCGACCAGCTGCAAAACCTGAAGATATAGACTTCTTTCAAGGGCAGAACTACCAACGATTGGTGATAGAAGAACTGACACAGATGGAAGCGGACGATGTGGACAAAATTGAAGCTTCCTGTAGAAGTACAATTCCTGAAATTCCTGCAATGAAGATATATACTACGAATCCGGGAAACAGAGGGCACAAATGGGTGAAGGAAAAATTTATTGATGTGTGTCCTGCTTTAAATGATGGTGAACCTGTATATTTGGAAGAATACGATATAACTTACCAGCCGCTTAAACCGAATAAAGTTCATACAACGAAAACGGGTGAGAAATTTTTGTTTATTCCGAGTTTACTGTTTGATAATCCATATTTGGCAGAGAATGACAAGAATTATGTGCGAAATATGCTGAGTAAGAGTAACCATATATTACGGCGGATGTGGCTTTTTGGAGATTGGAGTGTATTTACCGGACAATTCTTTACAATGTGGGATGAGAATATTCATACACAAGATGAGATGGAATTCTTTGGTGCGAAGAATGTGCGAGAACTTGCAGGGAAGCGCAAGACTTTTGATTGGGGCGACTACCGACTATATATGAGTAATGACTACGGATTTGCTGAGAAGAGTGCGTGGGCTTGCGGAATGTATGCTGTTCATAATGAGACAGATGAAATGGTGAAGTTTACAGAGATTGTGATGAGTGGACTGACAATAAAAGAACAGGCGCGTATGACGAAGGAAGTTCTAAGTGATGAATATAATCTGAGTATAGAGAGATTTGAACTGATAGTGGCGGACCCGAACAGTTATTGGCAGCGGAAGGACAAAGGTGAAGAGTTTTGGACTTTTGCATTGGCTTATGAGGAAGAAGGAATAATACTGACTAAAGGCTTGAATGATCGTGAGCAAGGTGCAATGGCCGTGATACAAGCTTTGAATATAGATAAAGATACTAAACGACCGCGACTGACATTTTTGGATAACTGTAATGAGAGTATAGACAGCATACCTGCTTTGCCGACTGACAGCCGCAACCCGAATGACGTTGATACAACCTGTTTCGATCATCCTTATGATGAACTGAGGTATTTGCTGATGGTGTTAATCGGTGATGCTCCGGACACGGGTGGTGATGAAACTCGCCGAAGCTGGATGATAAAGAAAATGCAGGAACGCAGAAATAACACTGCCGGAAGCAGTGAAAATAATTGGAAGGCAGCATGAACCCGGAAAGAGACAATTATCAGGATAGGCTACTGACGAAATTGCGAACACTGCGCGAGACAACTTTGAATGCTTGGGCTGATGCAACGGAACATAGTTTGGAAGTGCGTAAATATGTAATGCACGATCCTTATACTGACAAAGAGAAAGCGGCAGCGGCAGCAGACAATAAACCATTACTGAGATACGGGCTTATTGTGAGTAAGGTTCAAACCATAATAGGCAATGAGCAGGCTAACAGGCGCGAAGTGAAGATAATGGCAGATAGTTTTGAGAATGAAGATATGGTTCGATTGCTGAGTGACAATTTTTCTCATATTCGGGAAAGGGAAGATTTGTCGCGGAAACTTGTGCGCTGTTTGGTGAATGCACTTCTTTATAAACGCGGATCCTTTATATTCCGAGATATAGAAATGGATGAATTCGGATATCTGACATTTACTTACCGGGTAGTGGACAGCTTTATGGTGCATTTGGATCCTAATACCTGCGAAGCGGATTTGAGTGATTGCGGATATGTACTTGTGGACGATTGGCTGACTATGGATGAACTGAAGGAAAAATACAGGGTGCATCCATTGGCTGAAGAAGATGAACGCGAGTGGTGGAACAATATTGAAGATAACATGAGCCTTGAAAATGTGCGAGAAGGTGACAGCGAAGAATACAAACAGGGTGATAAATATTTACTTCAAAAGCAATATGAACGCAGGGTGGTGCAAGCTACAATTGTGATGATAGACGGTGAATTCATAACTTTGACGGATGAACAGCTGAAGAAAAAGCAGAAGTTGGGAATTCCGATGGAATTTGTGAAAAAAACCACCAAAAAGACAATATATATGACTACGGCAGCTCCGTATTTTGACCGAGTGATATTTGAAGATGAAGAATATCCGTTTGAGACTGATACTTACCCTGTTTTCAGTATGTTTACTTTTGATTGGTATATGCCGAAGAACTTACAGCCGAGTTGGGCTTATTTGATGCTGGATGTTCAGGATAGAGTGAACAAAGGTAAATCACAAGCTGTGGATTATATGATACAGAAGCTTGGCGGGAGCTGGCACATTGCCAAACGAGAGAAAGAAGCTATCCAAGCACTGAAAGAGAGTAGCGGCAAGCCTAATGCAGTGATCCCTTACACTACCATAAATAACAAAGCTATACGTGAGACAGGTGCAGCGGATGCAAACAGCATTGCTATGGTGGAACAGGGTGTAGGCAGTGATATGGCTTTTATGAATGAGATAAGCACGGTGACGAATGCGCTTGAAGGTAAAGCGAGTAACAGTGCCGAGAGTGGAGTGAGCTTTGACAGTAAGTTGGAACAAAGTTTGGTAAGTACAAATCCATTTTATGAAATGAAAGCTATGATCGAGGAATTGATTGTACGCGACTTTTGTAATTTGGTTCCGCAAGTTTATTTTGAAGATAACCGGATGATACCTGTAAATATGGACGGCATGAGCAGCGGAATGCGTTATGAAATGATAAATATACAATTGCAGGGGAAGAGTGTATTGGATGTGAGAACTGCTGCCCTGCGCGCTGTGCTTGATAAAGGAGAGAATACTCCGAACAGATTGCAGAGAACATTTAATGAGAATGTGGCATTTGCACAGATGCTTCTAAATAACGGATTCCCACCTGAGAAGATACCATTTTATTTGATAATAAAACACAGTACTATCCGTGATAAAGCCGATTGGCAGAAATATTTACAACAGGGGCAGGAGTATATGGAGCAAAATGCTGAAGAAGCGAAAGCGAATGCGGAAGTGGATCAAATAATGAACTTGGCAGGTGCTATGGGACCTGAAGCAAAAGCGCAATAAAATGAGAAAAAAGGACAGGAGGAATTCTGATGAATAATAAGAAGAAAAAGGATGCCCGATACGAACAAGCTGTATTGACCCAAATGGGAGCTTCTGTGATGCAGATAATACCGACATTGGATACAAGTGTTTATGCAGCCGGTGACGTGATGTGTGCGCCTGTGAAGATCGAAAATGCTGTAAATGTGGAAGGCGGTACGGGAATGATCGGCAGTTTGGTGGCAATAGACAAAGATGATCAAGGATATGGTTTTGATGTTTATTTCTTTGATAGTGAACAATCTATGGGAACAGTGAACGCTGCAATAAGTATAGCTGCGGCTGATGCTACAGGATATTTGGGTAAAATATCTGTGGATAGCGGCGACTATGATGATTGGGTGAATTCTCAGGTGGCTTTTAAAAAAGACGAGAGAGTGAGCATAGAAGCTTTGCCCGCGGCAAAAGATATTTATGCAGTGCTTGTGAGCAGGGGAACCGGAACATACACTGTAAACGGGATAGTTTTGAACCTTGGAATATACAAGGACTAAGCTATGTTTAACACCAATAAGAAGGTTTTACTTTCCGGATTGAGTGAAAATAATCCTAACGGGAACATATATTTTGTACGTACCGATGGTGATAACGCTAATGACGGGTTGACGAACAATTCTTCGGGTGCATTTTTAACAATAAAACATGCTGAGTCTGTTGCAGCTGATTTGGATTGGGTGTATGTAAGTTCCGGAACATATTCTGAGCCAACAGGTGTAGTATTTGATAAAAGTGTAGATTGGCGAGCACTCGGACCGGTGACCATGGATGTAGGAGCGTCCACAACTTATCTCCTTGGGCTGTATATGGCTGCCGGTAAAACAAGTTCTTTTACAGGTTTTTCCTTTTTAGGCATAGGTGCGGATCAGACTATCTTCCACAATCCGAGCGGTGGCGGACAAATAATATTTAACAATTGTGATATAGCTTGTGATGGTGTGAAATTGATAACTTCTTATGAAAATGGACTAACTTTGAATAACTGCCGATACGCAGGTGCTGTGTCGGAATCTGCTATAGATGTGCGAGGCACAGGTATTACAATAAATGGTGGAAGAATGAGTGCCACCGTTACAGGATCGAGTGCGCTGTTCTCTATGAGCGATACAGGCGGAACGGATACATACTCCATAAGAAATGTATCAATAGATTCCATATCATTCTCCAGATTATATGTTTTAAATGCAGATGGTAACTATGATATTGGCGGCAATACCTTAGTATCAGATTCAGACATGAATGCTCTGTATTATATAGGTGTAGGTAAAACAGGGTCGATAGAAATATATGATGAAGATTATGATTTAGGTGGATATTGCACAGGTCAATTTGTAAAAACAAACGGGGCCAACAGTTTCACATGGAATATACATGGGAATAATATAAATATTTCAAATGTGAATGTTGATGAAGATGTGTTCTTCTTGCGAGATCAGGGGCAAATCACTTTTGACGACAATATCATTAATACCGAGTCTGAAGGAACATCACGACACCTCAATATATCTTCTACCGGTTCAGCAACAGGTATTCCTCTTATCAGGAATAATACATTATTATCAAAAGCTCTTGTTCAACACATTGTTAAAATTGGTGACGAAGATACAACCACCGGTGATAACGATTTTGATGGAACTGTGTTCACAGGAAACAAAGTTCGAGGTGCTCTGTCTTACGATAATCTTAAAGTAACGAGCTGTCATGCTGTATTTTTAGGGCATAATATAAATGGAAATTTCTCTCATAATGATGTCAGGGGCGGGGCGTATGGTATATTATTCAAATCCCGTGCGAACATGACATTTGCTTCCGGAGGTATCCATAATAATATTGTTCTTAATAACAGCACCTCAGATATTGATGTGCGAGGTATTCAGAAAGTGCCAATAATTAACAACACTGTTTCTCGCTCAAATGTATCAGGCAATATGGGTATCAGTGTGTTAAATGAGCCGGTATCAGGTTCTTTAGGATCTAATCCTATCATCAAAAATAACATAATTTTTGGTGCAGTAGATTTTACAGCTATAAGTATCAGCCCGGAAGTATTTGCTGCCGGATTCGTTTGCGATAACAATTGCATTTGGGTAAATGGTGGATTCAAAGGCATAGCTAATGGCGTTACTTATACCGATTTTGATTTATGGAAAGCAGCAGTCGGCTGTTTGAATTCTATCAATGCCGATCCTGATGTGGACTCAAAATATTCACCACAATCGGGATCACCGGCAATAGGAGCGGGTGAGGACTTAGGCAGTGCTTATGCTTTGCAAATTGCGAAAGATGCGACATTCCCCGATCCTGATACAGTAGAGCAAACAGGAGATTGGAATATGGGTGCGGTGGCGTGATGAGCAGGGAAGGAGAGACACTATTGAAAGCGGGTAATAATGCTGTGAGTATTATCGGTGGTATAGTGGCAGTGATACTATTACTCTTGTACGGTCCTATGGACGGGCGCATAAAAGATGTAGAAGAATTCGAGGATAAGTCTCACGTTGAGCATGAAGATATGAGAACTCGAACTACAATTTTGGAGAATAATTACACACATATTCTGAAAAAGTTAGATGAATTGATAGAAGAAAAAAAATAAATACCCTACGGGGAATAAAAAGAGGTAAAGAATGAATTATTTAAAAGAGATTTTTTCACAAATTTTAATGAGTGTAAACCCACTATTTGATGGTGGAGAAGATGAACCCGGTGGCGGTGAGGAACTTCCTGACGAGATAGAATTTGACGGGGAGAAAATAGAGATGGATGAAGTTGAGGACTCTGAGGACAGTAAGGACTCTGATAAAGAGCAACCTGAAAATAAGGACAAGGAACAATCCGATATACCTGATGCGTTTCGCGAGAAGTACACCGGAAAAAGCAGTGATGATATGCTGAAAGATTTGTACAATGCTAATAAGAAGATCACCGAGCAGGGTACAGAATTGAGTAAGCGCGCATTGGAGCAAGGACGCAGTTTGGAAGATGTGAAGGCGGATTCCAACAAAGCGGGGAAATCTGTAACGAAGTTGCAGAAGGAAATAGACGACCTTGATCCGATAGTGGATGCCGATGATATTGAAGCATTGAACGGTAAATTGAAAACCGCGCAGGACAGCCAAAAGAAGCTGACAGATGAGCTTTATGATTTGGAGATAGACAACCGACTGAACCAAAAACTTGCGAAGGAACACAACGAAAAATTCAGCGGGGAAGCGCGTGAGCATTATAAGGAAGGACTTGGTTTGGAATTTGAAGATGCGGATTGGAAAACTCTAACCGAAAAGGCATTGAGCCTGAGTAAGGACGGGCGTTTGAGTTCGCAGACCATAGAAGCTGCGGCTGTATTGCAAGTGGAAGATTATACGGGTATATTGAAGGCACAAGGTGGCTTTGATATGCGCGCAGATTTGAAGAAGGCAAACGGCAAGATAGTACCCAAAGTGGGTGGAGAAGGCGGCGGAGCCAACCGAACAAAATCTTTTGCTAACCTAAGTGATGATGGAAAAGCGAAGGTGATTCCGAAGATGAACAATGCACAATTTGCTAAGTATTATGAGAAAATCTACGGCAGGAAATTGGGACAATAGCAGCTAACAGCTGTGAATAAGAACTTTAAGAGAGGAAAATACAATGGGAACTAAACAAACTGACAGCATACACTTGTTTCCCGTACACGATGCGTGTAACCGCAGAGTGATAGAGAACAGTTTATTTTTCGCTCCGTTTACAGGGGAGATAAAGACTTCCTTGGTGAGTAATACGGACGGGACGAAAACAAAAGAAATCGTGAGTATGAGCAACCAAATAGTTGAAAGACTAAGTGGTTTTGTGGCAGATGGTACAGACAATATGCTTATTCCTATACGTTTGGGGCTGAACGGCAACCTGATGTACGGGAACCAGAACTTTGAAGGTACCGGAGAAGAACTGAGATATAAGTGGAGAAAAGCATTTATAAACCAGGCGGGTAAAACTGTAGAAAAACTGAACGGCAAAATGGACAGATTGCGTAAATCTAAATTGGAACAAAGCTACAAGGCAGCCAGCCCGGAACTTGCACTTTATTTCAAGAAAGCTTTAAATGCAGAATTCATCAGTGCGCATTATGAAGGACACAGCCTGAACGTGACAACCGGGTTGGATAATTCTCCTGACGGCATTGGTGCTAAAGCTATTCATCACCCGAATATGTATTATTATGACGGTGCTGCTGCGGATAATGTACTTACAAAGATAGGTGCTGCTGGTAAAAACCCGACTACTGCGCAGATTACAGCTGCACTCGATACAGGCTATGCTAATTTGGAAGAGATCGATTATGATTTTATAAGCAGAGCAGAAGAATTGTGTGAAGAGAAGAACATCCAAAAAGCTGTAGTTTACAAAGGTAAGAAGTATTGGTTGGCTACTGTGGACAGAGTACTTTGGAACAAATTGAAAGCAAACACAGCATTCAAGAACAGTATTGAAGAAGCATTTATGGGTAAGGAATATGACAACCCATTATTCAATCATAATACTTGGATTGCGGGCGAATTTATGTTTGTAAGCGATAAGAAAGTAACTCGTGCATGGAATAACGATACATTGGATTTTGCAGGAACTAACGGATTTATGGGAGATCCTACATACGCATCCGCCAAAGGTAATTCTTGTATCAATATATTCGGTACCGGAGCACTCGGTTGGGGAAATGTGGATCCTTTCAGTACAGCAATTCAAAAGTATAACTTTGGACTTCAAAGTGAATTGCTGGCATTGAGTATTTATGGAATAGGCCGTGGAGAATATGTAGCCGAAGCAGATGAGAACACTTATTTTGCGAAAGGCAATGCAACCAAATCTTTCCTTAGTTCTGCAGTAAGCGTACACAATGAAAGCTCTTTGAGCTTGATTGTGGCTAAATAGGGGGAATGATGGGAAACGCATATAATAAAATGAAAAACAAGAACACTGTTGTACAAGCAAAGACAGCAGATTACACTTTGCAAGAGCATTTGGACATGGGCGCACCATTCAGCAATAACGGTGCTGCAGCAGCTGTGGCGATAACTCTTTTGGAAGCAAAAGTGGGAATGGAACACTGCTTTTATGTGGAAGAAGCACAGACCTTGCAAATAACACCTTACGGAACTGAGACTATTGCACTTCCGAAAACAGGTAAGCAGGGTGCTGCTGGTATTCCGATAGAAGCTGACGTGGTTGGTGCATTGGTGAAAATCAAATGTGTGACTGACGGACAGTGGGAAATTGAAACTTTTGTGGGAGATTGGGAATTTCCTGAAATAGAAGATGCAGATGGCGTAACTGTGACAGCTGCACAAGACGGAACAAGATTTAATAATAGAGGAGCTTTGGGAGCAGGTGCATTTGTACTTCCGGCGGCAACTGTGGGATTATCTTACCGTTTTAACGTGAAGGTAGCTCAGGAATTGAGAATAACTCCTGACGGAACCGAGACAATTGCTCTTCCTGATACGGGTGTGCAGGGTGCAGCGAGTAAATACCTGACAGCTAACGCTGTGGGTGAATTCGTGGTACTGAAGTGCGAAACAGCCGGACAGTGGGAAGTGGTTTACTTCGGCGGAACTTGGACAGCAGAAGCATAGTAATGATCCCTTCACCACCCAAAATGGGTGGTGAAGGGGAAATTAAGAATTAAGAATTAAGAATTAAGAGTGAGGTGAATAACTGATGAAAATTTATAAATTTAAAGATATACGCAATCCTGAGAAAGTGCTGAGTATGAAGGACAAACGGAGCGACAAAACACACAGCTATCCTTACTGTATAACCCGGAAAGAATATGCGAAGTTGCGACCGAATGAACCTACCCGAAGATATGATTTTGTGTTTGTGAAGGGGCAAATGATAACGGCTGATGCTGATTTGGCACAGTTTTTGGATGATAAATACGAGAGTATATATTTTGTGGATCCGAAAACAGGTGCAGTGGTAACTATGGATGAATTGGATGAATTGAGTTACCGAGAACTAATGCCGCTGAATGCGAAATACCTGAAAGCTTGTAAAGAAATGGAACTTGAACCTTGCGGGGATTTTCGAGGAAAAACTACCGAATTGCGGGAATGGATAAGGAAATACCGAACTATGGGTGTAACCATAGAAGAAGAAGTACCTGAAAAAGAACCTTCTGAAATGACAGAAGAAGAATACCGAGAATACCGAGCGGAAGCAGTGACGGTGATAAAAAAAGGGCTGATGGGTGAACCTGATAACCACGATGAAGCGGAAGCCGATGATATAATAGAAGAAATGCTGGAAGCGGAAATGGTGGAACTTGGAATTGGTGATTACGAATTACGAATTACGAATTACAAATTACCTGAGAGTGAAAAGCCACTTTCTGACATGACAGAAGAAGAGTACCGAGAGTTTGCAACCGAGAGCATCCGTAAACAGCTGGAAACGAACCCAAATGTGAGTGATATAGATAAAGTGACAGAAGATATAATTGTGAAATCAATAGAACTTTACCGGGTGGGGACAAACTTACCAACCGGAACAGAAGGGAGTGAATAAAGATGGCACTTGAGACTTTGAAAGGAGTATTGAAGATAGATGGATTTGCCGTGAACCACAGCGGCAGAAAGAAGAAAGACAAATTTGTAACTATAGATCATGAGAAAAATGAGATAACATTCCGCATACAGAACGGACCGATAAAAGAGAACGGCGTGAACGGCTGTCAAGTGGACACGATTGTGGAAACTGCGCAAGCGATAGTTACGGGTTTGAATGTACAATTTCCTTGTAAAGAGAACAAAAAGATAATCCACCACCTTGCGAGTGCTTTGCATTGGAGCAAGAAGCGCAAAGCAGACCGTGAGAAGCGGAATGTGGAAGGCAAAAACGAAGTATAGGGGAAAGCATGACGTATTCTGAAGCGATAGACAGGATAATAAAAAAGACAGATGAAGATTTTGTGGGTGTGAGCGAAGATGAAGCTCGGGAGTTTTTTCGTGAAGCAATAGCTTTGATGCTGAAATCGGGAGAATACGGCAGTGCAGATGTGCTGACTTTGATAAAAGAAGTGGATTATACATGGGACGGCACTGAAGCCGGAATAATTGATTTGGGTGATGTTTATGCTCTGACACCTATCCTGCGAGTGGACAAAGTGTTCCCGAGTGTAGGTGACGGCGAAGGCGTGGTGTACGAAGAAATAGATTTGAACAGATACAGCCAGATGACTTATGCTACGGATTTGCAACCACATGCTGACGGGAGTTTACGATATTTTTATGTGATGGGAGAAATTTATACGTTCTTGCCCGGTGCAGCATTTGTGGCGGGTACCATAACATATTTCCGGTTGATGTTGGGACCGCCTGAATATGCCGGCAGCCCGACAGCTAACAAATGGGATGATACCACCGTAATGACAGATATATTCAGTTTGAGTTTTATATACAAAGCGATAGAAGCAGCTGCGGGGCTTTTGGCACAGGCAGTGGGGAGTTAGGATTATGACTTTGAAAGCATTCCATACGTTGATAATGGGTGAGATAGCCGGACTGACGGATATTCAAAAAATAAACATGGCAGCGAACAGAGTTATACGACATTTGAATACGGTGCTTACTGCGCGGAAAGAGATGGTGTTGGCAATGCAAGCCGCTTCCGCCGAAACGGGATTTACTTGGGACAGCACGAATAAAACTCTGAAGATGCCTTCTAATATAAAGCGAGTAGAGAAGGTGGTGATTCAGGACACTTCTACTTTACTGAAAACAGATTTTGATTTGATGCCGGACGAATATGTGGAAAATGAAGATAATGATGAGAAAAATGTGTTTTATTTTCTGACTTACAATACTTTGCAGTTTGCGCGAGAAAATGCTTATGTGGGAGTGACGGGTTATAATGTAGAAATACACGGATTGGAAACTTTGGGTACTATCGACAATGATCCTGCTTCGAGCAATAAAATAGATGTTCCTGAAATTTGGGAAGAGCTGATACTTGCGGGAACGATGAAACACCTGACTTTGGCGGGGAAATATAAAGATGAGGATGTTTACCGAATGAACAGCAAACTGTATAATCAATTGATGGGTGCTGTGGAAGAGAATGAAGCACTTGCGGAACCAATGAGTGACAGCGGATCGAGCTATAATTATCATAAACCGGGAAACTAATAATTATGAATTACGAATTACGAATTATGAATTGCCCTTCGACTCCGCTCAGGTTGACAGATGTTGAATTTTCTTTTGTTGTGCAAGCCGAAAATAAGGACAGGACATGAGCAGAATATTGACGATTGGGGCATTTACGGGCGGACTTGTAAAGACAGATGCAATGCGCGGAGAGCTTCTTGAAGACGGGCAACTGCAATCTTGTACTAACTTTGAAAGTAAAGACAGGGGGATATTGCGGGGCAGGTTTGGTGTGACGGCTTTTCCCGATACAATAACAAGTGCAATAACCGGTGATATAATAGATTTTTGGATTTGGAAGCCCGGGATAATGCCAACGGGATTTACGGGTGACTTCCTGATAATAGTTTATGATGATGAAGATAAGCTTTGGCTGCTTGGTAAAGATACAACTTGGAAGAGTGTGTACTTGGTGGGAGTAACCGAGACGCAGGTATTTTCTAATTTGGAGCCGCCAACAATTGTGAATACTTCTTACGGAGTGGCTTTGTGTGATGGGCGAGACAATAATATTCTGAAATCTGTAGAAATAACTCCTGATGGGGACTTGGTGTTCGGGGATATTGGTGTTCCTTCTCCTTTGGGGATGGCAGAATTCAGTACAGATGAAGAAGATAATCTGACAACGAGCAGCGGAACAGATAACGGAATGGCGGTACGTAAAGGCAGTATATTGTTTATGGCTTATACGATGGTTACACGGGATGGGATAGAGAGCAATCCTTCTCCTGAAGTGGTGTTTTTGGACGAGAACAAACTGAGTTTGGATGAAGATTTGAACTTGGAAGATTATTATATAAAAGCCACAGCTGATAAATTGCGCAGTATTTTGGCAGATATGAGCGGATATGAAGGACTTACCGAACGCATAAAGTATTTTAACGTATATATGGGGAGTGTTCCTTATGTGGGCGGAGAAATAGCAAGAGGTGATCTGCGTTTGGTGGGACGCATGCCTGTGGGCGATTTGACGGGAGATAATACTTATGTGAGTACCCAGCCTTTTACGGGAGCAAGTATAAGTTATGAGAACGATATAGGTTGTAAAGCTGATGATATTTGTGACAATGCTACTGTGACAATGGTGAGCAATGCAAATACGAAAGAAGATTTCCCCTTTGATTTTGATTGGGCTTTTAAAATAACCTTGGATAATAAAAATAACCGGAATTACGTAAAGCGACCTGTACGATTTCGATTATTTGATACTGATATGGTGGATAAAGACGGGGACCAAATATTGTATTGGGATAGTGATGAGAGCGGAAGTTTGACATCCGGAAGTGCGATATTGGCAGCGAACTTACCTAAACTGCGATTTATTGCGGGAGATAAAACAACTTTTCTTCCGGTAATTTACTCTTATGTGGCGACAAACGGTTATATTGATTTTTATGTTCCGCCGAACTATGTAAATGCCGGCGATTATGAAGAATTTTATTTGCTTTATGCGAAAGATAGTGTCGGTGTTCCTTCTCAAATTGGTGCAGAAACCGATTTCCGAACCATACTGTACGGTCAATTTGTGAATGAAGTGGATTGGTCGGGGCAACTTGTATTTCAAGGAGAGCATCCAATGAGCATGAAAAGCTATGTATGCGCTCGATTAAATGAGAACAGCAGTGGGACAGATGATGTTTTGAACATATCCGATGAGAATATACCTGGAGAATTGATAAACGCTGAGTGGGTCGCTGACGATTTAGGGATATTGCCGGACTTCCATGAGAGTATTGGTGCGAATTGCGTACAACTGACTGCTTCTAACGGAAATATTATCTTTTCGGGTTTAAATATTGAAACAATACCCTCGAAGGGAATGATTTTTGGGAGATATGGCTATGATCCTGCCAAGGTAATTTTGGGAGATTCTGTAATTGCCGGGATTGGAGAAGAGGGCGCAGTAGGCTCTGAAGATGGACTGTTTATAACGATGGATCAATCTACAGGTCTTTTTAAAATTATAACCAAAACCAACGTAACAACCGATGTGCAGGGGATGTTTGCTTATCCTACCGGTGCGGCAAAGATTATCTTTTTAGTTATGTCATGGGATGAAGATGCTGACTATGTAAGTTTAATAATGGTAAACGTAAGTGTGTTGGGTGAGGGAATAACGGGCGCAAAAGGTACAAGTGTTCCTGACGTTTCCGATTTAGTGTGCGACCATGTATTTTTGGGACAGCCGGGTTTTCTATCTGGGGAGAATGCAATAGATGATTCTTTATATGCTCAATGGCAATTTGTGGCGGGTGTTTCTTTGGATGGTTCTCTGGATGATGATAAACAAAAAGCATGGAACTTGGCCAATTATATGGGATTTTATCCGACTGAACAAATCGGCTATCATATATACGATACAGAAAATAAGAATGTGACGGTGGGTGCAGGAATTCCGATAGAATACAACAGCCCTGTAGGGATGCTGAAATGGAGCAGCTTGGGCGGGCGGGTGATGCCTGACGGGAATTATGCTTTTGCGGCGGAGAAAACCCGAAGAATACATCCTGCCCCGAATTATCTGAAGAACGGGCAGTATTTGAACAGTACTGTAATATTTGGTGAACGATATCGACAGCGGTTTGTATTGAGTGGTGATCCGAGCGGTTGGGCTGCTCAAATAAGTGATGTGTTGGTGCAGGAGAACGAATTCTTTGGGCTTCCGGAGAACTGTAAAAAGACACTGCTGATGATAAAAGATGCTCTTTACTACCTGAGTGGAAATAAATTTATCCGCGAGGACAGCAGAGGGCAGGTGGTGATGAATGAGGATGCGGGCGGAAATGAATTATTGCAGATACCTTACCCTGATGAGACAATAGATAATGAATATATTGCCTTTTACGATCGATTGACGGGGCAGATAATAATACATACTCAGTACGATGATGGTGTGTCGAGTTAAACACCCCGACTCGTAAACGAGCCACCCCTCTGCAAAAGGGGAATATAATATAGGAGATGAGAGATGAAAATTGAAAGGAATACACTGCATTGGATAGGTGGTGCGGTGATTTTATTTTTTGTAATGTTATGGACAGCGGGGATGGAAGTACGTGGCAGCGGACCAGCGTGGGCTTTTGGGATACGATTGGCTATTGCAGCAACTCTGTGCTTCCTTGTTGGTTGGATTTGGGAAGCGATACAGTGGTACAGTAAAAAAGGCAATGCTAATTTTGATGATGTGTTACGGGTAGTGGGTGGTGGACTGCTTATCGGACTGCCTGTATATGTGAGTTATGTGATAGTTTTTTGTATGTTATGAACACCCCACAGCTAAAGCTGCACCCCTCTGCAAGAGGGGAATTTTGGAGGATAATATGGGACTAAAAGATATAGCGGGTAAAGTAGTAAAAGGTATTTCGGGAGTATTTAAGGGTACCGGTGGTGGACTTGTGAGTAATGTTTTGGGGATTGTGGACAATCTGATTCCCGATCCTGCGGCAAAAGCACAAATTGAGCTGGCATTAAAAGAAGGATTGCACCGGATGGAAATGGAAGTGATGCAAGTGCAGAACGAGCAAACGCAGATGTTTAACAACAGAATACAATCTATGGAAGGTACTGCCAATGATCTGAAGAGTATTCCTATACTTGGTTCTATAATAATATTTTTGCGAGGATGCCAACGCCCGATTTGGGGCTTTGCCTGTTTATATATTGATTTTATGACATTGAGCGGTACTTGGAGTATTGGGGAAGATCCACAACGTAAGATGTTGGTGATAATAATAAATGTGTTGGTACTTACTTTCTTGTTTGGAGAGAGAGCAATGAAGAATTTGACTCCACTTATTATGCAATTTTTCGGGAAAAAGTAAAGGGATATTATGGCTTTTCAATATAAGAGTTATGTACTGAAGGTTGGGGCAGGAACTTGGACTGAGTTCAGTGGAATGGATGTAGTGTCTGCGAGGAATATGTTTGGTAACAGTGAGGATTCGCATAAACTGATGTTGCTTGATAAGAGCGGAGATTTCCAAATATACCCTAATGACACGGTAAGTACAAGCGGAGTATTGATAAGCAAGAAATTTGCCTTGAACGGGAGAGCTGCAAAAGTGATGGCAGTGTTTACGGGTACTATGACTTTGACAATACGGGTTTACAATATAAAGTTTTCGGGTGGATATAAAGATCAGGTAGTGAGCGGGCTTGTGAGTGATACTTGGAAGGGGCTTCCCGGTGGTTTGAAAGGTGAATTTGCGGAATTTCATATAAGTGGTGTAACACGGCTGGACATGTTGCACTTGAAAATAGTTTAATGGGGGAAATATGCACTGGTTAGCAGCACCGGCTATAGGAGCGGCAACGAAATTGATAGGCGGGATGTTCCAAAAGCCTAAGTACAAGCAACCTGATACGGGGTGGCTGAACAGATTTATAAACAATAATAAGGCTGATTTGGCGAAGAAAGATACTTTTGCGCTGATGAATACGATGGGGCAGCGAAACATAGGAAACAGTTCGAGACGTATAAAAGAACAGATTGAATATAACAGTGCGAAAACCGGGATGACCGGAAGCGGAGCAGAGAGTGCTGCAATATTGAGTGCTGAAGGCCAAATACGTGATGCGAGTAAGCGAGTGAGTGATGAAGCTATATTGGCACAACGAAACGAGGACAGGGGATTCCGTGATAAGATAGACCGTGCTATAGAGATGAAAGAGCGCATAATAAGCCAAAGTAAAGAAGCTCATGAAGCTGCGGAAGAGAATTGGAGTAACCAAATGAAAGGCGTAGTGGTGAGCAGTTTGGGAGATATAGCAACGGCGGGAGTGCAGAACCATTTTGCGACTAAAGGAGCTTTTGAACAGGCAAAAGCGGGTGGGCTTTTGGATGAAACTGTGAGTGAACCTTTGGGTTATGAAACGGCATGGGAACAGGGATTGATACCCGATGCTTTGAGCGAAGCGGATTATGGAATGAACCCAATGACAGCAGAACGTGCTTACGGTTTCCGAGATTTTACGGGAAATATGAAGAAAGCGGGATTTAGTGATGCAGGTGCCTATGCGAAGAGTTTGGGGATGGACTTGAAAGAAAGCCAAAATGCGAACTATTTGGATAAGTTGGGCGGACTTTTGGGAGTGGATGTAAGTAATCATACCGGGATGAGTGATTCGCAAAGGCTAAATCTGATGAAGATAGAGCATGATATGATGGAAGATGATGCGAAACTGAGCGGACAATATAATCTTTGGCAAGAGCAATTTGGTGATTTGGTTCCTACTGTAAGTTCTGAATTTAATGAACTGCAAAATATAGGTGATATGCTGAAAGCAGGAGCAATAACTTATCAGCAAGCAGTGAATGCGAGCAAGAATTTTTTACCTGCCGATCCGCAGACTACCAAAGTGATAACTTATGACAAAGAAGGAGTACAACATACGAAGGATGTTCCGCAGATAAATAATTATACTCAAATAAAACATCCTGCACCGAAGACTACCAAAGTGATAACTTATGACAAAGAAGGAGTACAACATACGAAGGATGTTCCGCAGATAAATAATTATACTCAAATAAAACATCCTGCACCGAAGACAGGCGGGAGCGAAGCAGAAGCAGACAGACAGCGCAAAGGCGAAATAGCTTTTGCGAATATAAAGCATACAGCTAAGATATATGAGAAATATGAAGGTGAGAACACAAAAGGCAGCGGGAAAAAGATGCAGGAAGCAATGGTGGCAGCAGGTGAAGGAAAGATGGATTACAGTACAGCCAGCGAAATATTGCGAGAATATGCTTTCGGATTAGACTTGCCGGTATCAGCGTCAGGTTTTCACATGAAAGCTCCTGATGGTTGGGAAATGAGTTCCGGTGGTGGTGATCCTAAAGATTTGATGTTTAAAGCACGAAAAATGTTGTATGATAAATTGAATAATGATTTGGGAAAGCTGTTTACGGGCAAGAATTATGATCCGAGTATGGAAGTAGTCAAAGATAGTAAAGACTTTGAGTGGTAGGTGAATAATGGCTGTTAATTATAGTTTTGAACAATACACAAAAGCTTTGGAGTTGCAAAAGCGTTATTCTGATCCTGCAAATATGGCTTTTATGGATGCAACAGGTAAAGAGCGATTTTCTAAGATAGAAAAATATATAGTGGATTATGCGGCAGATTATGAAAAAGATATACAACCTACACAACCCGAAGTCGATAAAGCTGATCTAACGAACGATAATGTGCGGAGTGATATAATTTCACCTGAAAATGCAGATAGCTTAACTGTGCCCGGTGAAACTGAGAAAAAACAGGGTTTCTTTGGTAAGATGTTCGGCGGATTGTTTGGCAAGGACAAGGTTAAGGGTGAGGATGAGAGATTTAGACAGCCGATTCGTGAAGAACCTGCGAATTTGGTTGATAAACCGGGAGAATTGGCGGAAGTTCCGGATGAGGAATACGGACAGCTGAAGAACTTGATGGATATACAGGAGCGGAAGCTGAAGTATTTGGATCCTGCGAAATGGATGCAACTGACAGAGACAAGGAAACATAACCAATTTTCTGATGATGCTTGGTTGAAATTATTGGACAGTGGAATAGATAATGCGGGAGTGAAAGCTTACCACCGAATGCGAGATGCGGCTGTTCTTGAACATGAAAAGAAGCATGGATTTAAACCTGATTTGGCTAAATATCAATTTAATCCGGGTGGAGAGACGATATTTAAACCTATAATAAATGATGCTGATAAACAAGCAGCGGAAGAAGAGCGTAAGAGCAAGGAAATGGCTGAAAGTGCTTGGATATTGGATGCTATTATAGAGCCTTTTGCCGAAATTCCCGTGAACATAATGAAGAAAAACTACGATTTAGTGTTTGGAGTATTGAACAAGATACAGGGTGGGAAATTCAAATACAGAGAACCTATGCCGGAAGTGATGAAACTGATACGTGAGCAGAACAAAATTTTGAGCAAGAAGTATCCGAAAACCTATGATGAAGGGATAATAAATGCGAAGAGTGCAGCAGGGCTGACACAATTCATAACAGAAATGGCAGTGTTGAAAGGAATAGGTATCACGAATTCTGCATTGGCATTTGGTACTCACAGTGCGATAAGTAATGCACCGGAAGTGGTGAACGGGCAAATGACGCGTGATGAATATATGAAACATATAGGATTTTCCGGATTGACGGGTGTGGCTTTTGGATTGGCAGGGCAAGGAATCGGAAAATTGGGTGTAGGGGACAAAGTAGCAGAGAATATGCTGAAACACCTGAAACGAAAAGGCGGAGTGGATAATTTGCCTGAACTGACCAACATTGCTAAATTGGGCGGTAAGGTAGTGGATAAGACATTGCATGTGGGTGGAAGTGCTTTTGCGGGTGGAAGTGCTCAAATTTTCCGCAACTTTATGGAAAATAATGAAAATATTATGGAAGGAGTACCGGAAACGGCGCAACATCTTGCACTTTACGGGCTGATAATGGGACTTCCTGATCTTATGAAGGGCAGACCTGCAGAATATAAACAGCTGATGAAAACTGCAAAGAGTATGTTTGATGAGAAGATATTCCGTAAGCAAGTGGCGGAAAACGGGATGCCGAAGAGTGTGACTGTATCTGCGAAAGCTTTTGCTGATTATTTTAATCGAGTGGGGATTCCCGATGCGGAAGTGAAGGAAGCAATGCAATTGATGGAATTTTCTAAGAAGGACCTTTTTAATATAGCGAAAGCGAAGAAAGGTGTGACTGTGGAAATTCCGATGGAAAAGATTGTGAATCTGGTGGATAGACCGTATTGGCAAAAAGTGAAAGGTGTGTTTGGCGGAAGTACGAAGGATTCTGAGATATTATCTAAAAGTAAGACAGGCGGGGAATGGAAGATACCGGGGGAGAAACCGAAACCTGCGGCAAAAAGTACAATCAATAATGCGATGCCGAAGTTTTTGATGAATAAAACTGACAATGCGGGAAAGCAGAAAATACAAGAAAGCCTGGTGAAAAATTTTGCTGAGATCGAGGATTTGCAGAAGAAGGGTGATACTGCCGCAGCTGAAGCTAAGATTGCAAAGGTGAAAGCTGGAATTGAGAAGGTGGTTCCGAAGAATTTTACTCCCGAAGAAACTGAACAAATAAAAGCGCACGTTGATACAATTAAGAATGAAGAATTAGGAATTACGAGTGAAGGGGATGACCAATTGCGTGACACCACGAAAAAGGTTGAGATAGAGACTGATGCGGCAAGAGTGCAGGAGATAAAGAACAGCATTGCTGAAGGTGAAATGATATTGAAGAGTGGAAAGAAGATAACCGGAGAGAAATATACACCCGGAGAACTTGAAACTGTGAAGCGAAGTGTGGAAAACTCTAAGAAGAAGATTGGGGTGGATGTAATTAAGAATGAAGAATTAAGAATTAAGAATGAAGGTGGGGAGAAGCAACCGTATGAGATGACGTTTAAGGAGTTTATTGGAGAAGATCAACGAATACCCTATATTAATTCACCTTATTTTAAAAAGTTGGGGATGCGTGGATCCGAGATGTTTCCTGATGATATTAACAGAGCATTGGGACACTATAAGAATATGATACTGCGTCCTGCAATAGCAGAAGGGAAAAAGATACCGGAAGAAGTGTTGCAGGATTATCCTGATTTGCAGAAGGAAGTTTCTATCGGTAGTAGGAAATTAACAGCAGAAGAAACTGCACAAAAAGAAGCCAAAGAAAAGAAATCTAAAGAAGCTACTGAAAAAATTAAGCAAGAAATGGCAGGTGAAAAAGAAGAGCAAGATAAAGATGTTTCGTTAGATAGCGATATATTAGATGAAACTAAAAAATATAATAGTGCTAAAGAATTTGCCAACCTTAAGGTTGAAAAAATTAATGAATCTCCAAGTGGATATTTTGGAAGATTTGATATTGTTAATGATGATGTAGACTTAAACTATGATTTTACTAAAGACGGACTATTGATTTATCAAATCCATTCAAAAGTAGGTGGGAAAAAGAATGGAACAAAATTATTTGCAAGGTTAATTTCTGCATCATATCAAATAGGAAAGAAAAACTTACAAGTCGTTGGTGGTTCAAAAGCATTTTATGGAATGGCTAAGAAATTTGAAGATAGTGGAATATTAAAACCATTAAAAACATATAAAGAATTAGGTGGAAAATCAGACAATACAGCTTTGTGGGAAATTAAGTCAGATATTTGGACAGATGCCCAAGAAGATGGTTCGTTTACAAGGCAAGTAAAAGATAGTAGCCTTGAAAAGAAAGACGAAAAAGCAGTACAAGATGAGATAGTGGAAGCTAAAAAGCCTACAATTAAGCCAAAGATGGAGGAAAAGGTAGGTAAGGGGAAAGCGGAGATAAAACCCGGAGAGCCTAAACCTAAGAAGCGGGTGGTAAAGAAGAAAAGCCCTGTGCAGGTGCATAAACATGTGATAAACAGCTCGAAGAAAAATAACAGAGAAATGGAGATATTGCAGACTGCCAAAGTGAAGAACGGGCGGATGACGACTTCTGATTTATCTATTTATGTGAGTACACCAACTGATTTACCTGACGGAATGTATGAAATGCGCGGGAATAAATTTGTGGAAAGCAAAAGATTGGCGAAGGAATTTCCTAAACTTGATCCTGACAAAGAACTGACAAAAAAAAACAAAGTGAATGAGATAACCGGTGACTTGCGGGGATATTTGCAGAAAGCTTTGCATGGAACGTCCAAAGAAATAAACCGACCTATATTTAACGGGATATCTACTGAGATAAAAGATGGAAAAGTGACAATAGCTGCAACAGACGGCAAGCGAATAAAGACTTATGAAACAGATTTGAAAGCGACAGGCGAAGATAACAGCTTTATATTGAGTGGTGAGATTGTGGAGGAGTATTTGTATGCTATGGGTGATGATGCTAAATTGCAGATTTACGGCGGAGACAGCAAACCTGTGTTTACCGATGGTGAAACTTATGTGACCGGGTACAACATTGTAGGACGTTACCCGAATTATGAGAAAGCTTATCCGGATGTGTATGAGAAAACCACAGTCTTTGATAAAGAGAGTTTGCTGGATGCGCTGAAAAAAGTGGCTCCTTATGTAAGTGATGAGACTTCTAAAGTGATGATAAAGTTTAATGAAGGTGAAGATACTGCTGATATTATCGGTGCAAGAAGTAATCTTGAAGAGGATGTAAGTAAGACAATAAAGGTGAAAACGAAAACCATACCGGCGGGGAAGAAATATAATAAAAAGAACAGTAATTTACTGATGCCTTTGCGACTGGAAGGTATAAGAGACAGAAAACCCAAGACTGACGAAATTGGTTTGAATGTGTATTTTTTTGAAGATCTGGTTAAAGATGTGGCAGGTGAATTTGTGTATTTTTCTACCATAAACGAAACCACACCTACCATTGTTGAAGATATGGATATATTTACTGACGGGTTATCGAGACGCAAGAACTTCCAACCAAAAACAGGGGAACTATACACCGAACCGGAGAAAGGACTTAGCAGTGAAGTGAAAGCGAATCTGAAGGTAATAAAAAGTATAACTAATGTAAAAGGCACAATGCCAATACTGAATAACGTGATGGTGGAAGACGGGAAGATGTATGCTACAAATTTGGAAACTACCTTAATGACCGATACGGATATGGCTGATGGGATGTATAAATTTGTGGGTGACACATTGGAACCTAATGCTGTGGATAAAACACAATTTCCGATAATGCCGAAAGCTGCCGATTTCAAAGATAGTGCTATGAAAATAACGGGAGATTTGGGGAATATACTGAGTTCTTTGGATGGGATGTTGGGCGATATAGGACATCAGGAACTTATGAATGCGATGGTAAGTGTGGAGAACGGGAAAGTATTGGTGGAAGGAGCAGATTCCCATGCAGTACGCAGAAGATTGATGTCTAAAGCGAAAGCTACCGGTGATGATACCTATATTTTTATCCCAAGTGATACTATAAAGGCTTTGAAAAGAATTAAGAGTGATAAAATCGAACTTTACCAGGATAAAGGGAAAACACATACCGGAGTGGATAGTAACCGAATAATGATAAAAGCAGGTGGATTTACTATGTTTGCCTATGATCCGAGTGTGGATTACAGGTCTAAGAGAGATTTGGGAGTAGCTTATCCGGAAACACTGAAATCTGAGATAAAAGTGAAGAAGAAAGACCTACAGAAAGCATTGAAGGAAGCTAAAGCTATAGTGGGGAAAGATGCTAAAGTAAGTATGGTTCGGGACGGGAAAAGCCAATATTTTTCTGTTTGGGATGATAATAATAAAGAACATATAATACCGATAGAAGTCCAAGTGAAAGATGTGAATATAAGCCGATATGACAATAGAAATGTGGATTTGGCAGTGGGCAAAGCACCAAGACACAAGCATGGTGAGAGTTTGGTATCTTTTAACGTGACTGATGTGGATAAACTGATAAAGATATATGGACCTGATGTGAAAATTTATGCAGCAGGAAAAGGCAATGTGGTATTGACTGACGGTGAACTGACCATGATAAAGAAGCAGGTTGCGGGGAAAGCGGGGCAGAGTACTGACAGATTTGCGGAAGATGATAAAATTGTGAAGAGCAGTAAGCTGCGACCTATAGAACTTCCGGAACTGACACAAATGGTGTATGAAGTGTTGCAGGAATATCCGAACATAATGCAATACCGAGCAACTTTGCGTGGGATGTTTTACGGCAGCGGGAAGATTGGATTGAACAAAGACTTGTTTACCGAGAAGGAAATGAGCAGCGGGCAAGCGGAGAAAACTTTGCGACATGAGATTGGACACGTGATCGATTGGCTTCCGGAACGCAAAGGGATGAAGGGAAGTTTGCTGGCGCGTGTAACCGGGATGAAAGGACTTGCGAAGCAGATAATAACCAAAGAAGGCGAAGGTGGGGAACTGCTGAGTAACCGCAAGAAGCTGATGAATAAGATATACCGAGCAAAGAAAGCGGAAGCTAACGGCAAGAACCATAAATATGATATTCCGGCATTGGAAAAAGCATTGGATGCTATAAATGAGAAGATGATATTTAACAAGGATCTGCGGGAAGAGTTATGGAACCTGAGTAAAGAGTGGCGACCTGTGGGTGAAGGGGCAAGTGAGAGCCACATAAAATACAGGAAGAGTTCTCCTGAACTTTACGCGGATTTTGTGAGTGTTCTTTTCAGTGATCCGGGATTGGCGGAAGCGAAAGCACCGAAATTCTATGATGCGTTCTTCCGATTTTTGGATTCTAAAGCTGAGTTCAAGGATATATTTTTTGGATTTATGGATTTTTTGAGCGGACCTACGGAAGCTATATTGAAGGCAAGACATGTAAATATAGAAAAGATGTGGGATAAAAGTGAACCGCTGTTTAAAGCTAAACGTGATTTGCTGAAAGCACGGCAGAAGAGCGTGTGGTTTATGCTGAAAACTGCTGTTGTAAACCGTAATAATGTGCTTTATGATATGGAGAAGAAGCTGAAAATAAAGAATGACAGTGATAAAATAACTACACTGCTTGATGAGCGTAACTTCATAGATATGAGTGTGAAACATAAATTGGAAGGATTCCAAGAAATACGAGAAATGCTGAGAACTGCGGATATTCCTGAAAAAGACCTTGATACAATGCTGTATGCAAAGCGCAATATAACCAACCGGAAAGATGTGGCAGCACCTTTGGGAATGACTAAGGACTATTCTAAAGGTGAGCTTAAAGCATTGAAGAAGGCGATGGGTGACGAAAAATTTGCCGAGTTGGAGAAGATAACCGAGAAATTGCAACAATGGTGGTATGATGAGATAATATTACCTGCGAAAGATTTGATAAGTGATAAGATGCTGGACAAGATGAAGAAGGAACGTGAATTGAACTATGTTTACGCACCTTATTTTGTGCAAAAGTACTTTTTGGAAAACAATGTGAGTGCTGCGATAATAGAGCAGATTGGTACATTACAGGAGATTTTAAAACCAAGTACGGCGATGCTGATGAAGGGTGTGGCTATAATAAAAGCGACTGAGAATAACCGGATAAAAAAGGAAAGTGTGCCGATACTATTGGAGAGTGGGAACGAACTTGCCCGGATAGTGCGCAAAAGTGATAAAAACGGCAAACTAATGACGATAAAACCTGCGAGGAAACCCGGAACGGAGATATTGTATTGGAAGGACAGGGGAGTACTGAAAGCGATGTATGTGGATCCTTATATTCATAGAAGTTTTGTGCAGGATATGCCGTTGATGAATAATTTGGTGACTAAGGTTATGAGCAAACCGAACAGACTTTTTAAGAGCATATATACGACTTTTAATGTAGGATTCCAAATTGCATTTAACCCGATTCGTGACTTCAGCAGGACGCACAGCGCACTGAGTTTTAAAGGCAAAAATATAAGCTGGTATGAGCTGCTTTATTATTACGGGAAGAACATAAAACATGCGAGAAACAGAGCTTTGGGGAAACCTGATGCGAAAGTGCGGGAAATGGAAGAAGCAAGAATGCTGTTTTACAATTTCAGTGATTATCTATTGGGATTGACTGAGAAAGGTTTTGATAAATTGGATGAGAATGAGAAGATTTTGAGCAGATTTGATGTAATAAACTTGCAACGGAAATGTAACCCATTATTGAAACCGACAATATTTATGCTGGAGCAGATCCGCCACTTTGGTGATGTGATGGAGAGTTTGAGTAAGATAGCTTCTTATGATTTTCTGAAGAATGAGCAAGGTGACGATAAATTGTTTAAGGATATGCGAGATTTGAGTGCATTTATCCGGAACCGGGTGGGAACTCCACCTTATATGCGTGGTGGAGAGTATTCTCCTGCATCCAATAATATACTTTTGTTTAGTAATATAATGATACAGGGTTGGATAGAGGATTTTAAAGCTGCAATGACCGATACACGGACACGGGCAGGTTTCCGCAGAAAGCTGTTCCGAAAGACTGTGCTTCCAAAAGTGATAATGTGGTTACTGGCCAGCGGAGCGGTTCCGAAATTTATGAAAACTGCTTTTCCGGATGATGAAGAGAAACAACAATGGGCTAAAGAAATGCAGGAAAACTATGCAATGATAAGTGAGTATGACAAGACTAATTATACTTGCATTCCGATAGGCAGAAACGCAGGGCGATGTATGTATGTGCGACTTCCGGAACATGAGACTTTTCGTTTTATGGGCGGGGCTGTGTGGAAAGGGTTGAATGCAGGGCAAGATACTGATTTATTAAAGAGTTTCACCGATATTGCGGATTATTCTGCGGGGCAATTTCCGACACTTTCTCCTGCTATACAGATTGTGAGCAAGTGGGTTGGTATGGGATTGGGTAAACAGCAGACTGATGATTTCCGTGACAGGACTATAGGTACAGATACCGAATGGGAAGCGGGCGGATGGGATAAAACGCGCCCGATGCTGATATGGACTTTGGAACAATTTGGGATGCGCCAGGGATTTGATCTGACGAACAGGACCAAACTTGAAAAAGCATTGAAGTTTACACCGGTGATAAATCGATTGGTGAAGATCAGTGATTTCGGGATAAGTGAGGAATTGAATGCGGCGGCTGAAGGTGCGATAAAAGAGAATGCGAAGAAATTGCTGGAAAAGAAAGAATTTATGAATGACTTTGTGGATAAATATTATGAGACAGCTGAAGATAAAGGGCTAATGTTAGATTATTCCACTGTGTTTGAGAATTTGCGGACAGCAGCAGAAGCTACGGGGGCAGAATTTGATCCTATGCAGTTCTTCCGGACATATTCCAAAAATATAATAAGTAAGAAGCGGAACCCGTATGTGAATGGGCTGGTGTATGCGAAAACGAATGCTGAGAAGGATGCGAAGCTGAAGAAGATGCAGACTATGCTTGAACCCGGAGCGTTTGAAGAAGTGCTGCAAATAGCCAAGATTGGTGGATTTGTGAATGACAACTTGTACAAGAAGTATTTGGTTGGTGAAGAATTGCCGGAGAAATAATAGTTGACAACTATTATTTATATAAATAGTGTCTATTTATGAATTTAGAGAGAAGAGACAGGTTGATGAATGAGAACGCTTGTTTACGCAAGCCAAAAAGAAGAGGGGGATTTATGAGAAAAATCGGTGTATTTACATGATCCGCAAATTTTCAGATTGAGACACTATATCGAAAGTGGACCTTTTGATACGGAATTCGGATAGCAGTTACATAACCGTTACATAAAAGCCGGAGTGGGAAGCTCCGGCTTTTTTTTTGTGAGTGTGGATTGGGGATTATTTGAGAGATACTACAACTTGATATTCTGTATAAGGTCCTTCTGTTTCTTTTTTAAATTCTAACTTTAAAATTTTATCTTCTTCTAAGAACCATGTGTGTATATCTTCTGTGCTGATATCGGGTTTTCCGTGAATTTTGGTGAAATGTTTTTTTGCTAATGAGAAGAAATATATGAGATATGGGTCTGTTTTTTTGAATTTGACTTTTGATTGGAGTATAATTTTGTTTATTTTTGGGATAGTGGGAGAATATTCGGAAATATCATTATCGAACCAGGCGAAGATAGAGCATTCTTCATTATAGAATTGGCTACTTTTATACAATGCACTTTTCCCGAATATTGCATCATCTTGATAAACAGCTGCAGCTTCTTGATAAGGCATTCCTATTTTGTATTTGGCGAAGCCTTCTAAACTGAAGAGAAGTGATGCGATGGTGAGGATGAAGAAGAGGCTTACGGTTTTTTTGCGGGTTATTTTTTTTACTATCCAAAAGATGAAGAGGAACGGTAAAGTGATGCAGCGGAAGATAAGATCGAATATTAAATTGGCAAAACCCATTATTTCTCCTTTGTTGTTAGTTTTTCTAACATTTCTTTGTTGTTTTTGACATCTTCGAAAAGTTCGTCAACGAGTTTTTTGTTTGTTTTGGAAAGGATATTCAAAAAAGAGAAATTATTGAGTACCATAATTTTAATATCTTCCGGGGAGAACATTTTTTGGGTGGAGAATTGGGTGGTGAGCATGGGACCTTGACCTGAAAGGAGCCAATTTGCATTAAGGTGGTGAGTGGTGAGCAGATTTTGGAGAGTTTGCAAGGATGGTTTGGACTTTCCTTTTTCTATAGCACCGATGGATGATTGACGGATGTTTAAGGATTCCGCCAGCTTTTTTTGGGATAGGTTCAGCTTGGATCTGAATTCTTTGAAACGAAGTGCGATACTCATATTACTCCTTTAGACTTATAAATAAGCATAATTTAACATATTAAATGAACAAATGACATTTGATGATGTTGTCGATCGAATTAAAAATGATTTCGAGATAGATGTTTATTTTTTCGAGGACTGCAACATCCTTTATCTCTTTGATTTGCGTAAAGAAGTTATAACACCTATCACCGTTTAAAGCAATCTGATCATGCAGGTATTCGGCAGCAGATTGTTTTTCGGCAAACATATTGCCTTCTCCTGTTTCGAGCCAATGAATATTTACGTTGTGAATAACTGTAAGCAGGAGTTTTGTTTGGCGGGATATTTTTCTGTTTTTTTCAAAACTTGATAACGAACTCTGATTTATCCCTATACTTGCCGCAAATTTAATTTGGGTTTTGATTTGACCTGAATTTTTAAAAAAATATCTAACTTTTTTAAGTCTTTCATTTTCTTCCACTTACCCATCCTTTTTAAACAGTAAATATTCAACCTGAATAAATATCATTTGACATTTATTCTTTATGAATAATTTTCGGTTTAGATTTAGTTTAGATTTAGTTAATTTAATAATGAAAAGAGAATTTGTCAACTAAAAACAGGGGGACTAATGGGAAAGCTTACTGA